CTACTCAAACTAAGCACAATAGCGGAGGCCTATGTAGGAACTGCTATATGAGAGCACGTAATAAGAATCAAAAGGGATGATATAGTCTAGTCCGACCTCTTCAGTGGGTGACTATTGAAGAGGTGTTAAAGTACCTAGTAATAGGCGGTGGAATCGGAGATAGATAGAATGGCCTCAGGTGTTACTATAGCATTCAATGAGTCTCTAGCCTCTTCAGCATATGGATGGAGAAGGGACGTTAGTACACCAAGTCTACCAGGTGTAGGAGTTAATGCAAGTTTTAAAGACTCCGACCAGCAGCACTGGTGGATTAAATGCCCACACTGTGGCACATGGACTACACTAATACACGACTTTCCTAAAAATGTGATGGAGCTAAGCAAGGACAGCAGAGGCGCACCTAATCACAACCTACACTTAAAGTATCCAGGTATAATAAATGAACATGATACACATGCCTATATATGCTTAAAGTGTCATGAGCCTATATCTGATGAGACCAGGATTAAAGGACTATGGAGGCCACTGTATGATTATAAGACAGCAGTAAGAGGCTACCAGATAAGCCAACTAGTATGCCCCTGGATAAGTGCTACACAGCTAATGAAAAAGAAACTAGACTATAACCTAGACCAGCTATTTGAGAACTATGTTATAGGCAGACCTTACCTAGGTGATAATGTAATGATTACTAAGGCTGATATAATGCGGTGTATAGATACTTCACTTAAGAGCCCTTATGACATACGTAGAAGAGATATTTGCCAGGGTGTTGACTGGGGTAATATGTCATGGGGTGTTAATGCAATGCAGATGCCTGATAATCCAGAAAAGGTTTTAATACTAGATATATGGAATGCAGAGGACTCAGAGGCAGAGACTATAGACGGTCGAAAGACTAACCCACATATACAGCGAGCAGGCGAGAAGATGAGACAGTGGGAGGCAGTGACAGGGGTATTTGATGCTGGTTATGGTAAAGATAGGAACTTTGAACTTATGCAAGATTTCCCAGGAAAAGTATTCTCATGTTTCTACCCTAACTTATCAAGTGCCTCTACAACTAAAGTTAATGACGTATGGAATGAAGAGGACTCAAAGGTAAGCGTAGATAGGACCTTAACCCTACAGACTATGGCTAAGATGTTCAGGGATGGAAAAATAGTTATACCTTTGTGGGTATCACAGAATCCATTGTTTGGTACATTCATTAAGCACCTAACCAATATAGTAATGATAAGGGATATTGAAGAGGATGAGAAGACACACAAAGAAATTATCACTATAAGAGTCGGCTGTATGCCTGGTGGAGACCATTTCGCACATGCTATGAATTACCTAACAATAGCTCTAAGAAAAGAGAGAAGCTCAGGAGGTTCATTCTATATAGAATAATAAATAAAAGGGAGAGGGTATTATGAATATAGGACATGATAACAGTAAACTAGAAACAATGAGAGATTACAGAACAGCAGACAACATGGACGCAGCAACCAAGGAAGAGGCACTAAGAGCTGCAGTAGAGCAAGCAATGGCAGTAGAAGCAGCAATGGCAGCAGTACCTGAGGAGACTAAAGCCAAGATACCACCAGAACTAGTAGAAGAAATTGAGCGTCAAGTTGATGAATCAATTCTAAAAATAATGGCGCAACGTACTATAACAATAGCACCAGGTACAACTGATGCGGAGCTTGAAGCATTTAAAGATATGTGGCGTAAGGACATGCATACAATGGCGCCTAGCCCTTTTGTTGATACAGCTATGAATATAGCAGCAAACTATGACCCAGCAACAAATGATATAAGCATATGGAAGGGTATGACTAAGAGACCAGCGCCAGATTTCAGTACACCGCTAGATACTATACTGCAAAATATAAAGGCAGAAAAAGCAGACCTCTACACGCTCACAGTAGACAACAGTGTAAGCGACCACAAAGTAAGTCAGATAGCAGAACAACTAAGTAACCTATTTAGTGCTAAGGATATCACAGCACCACTAGTTGTAGTAAGGGATACAACTAGGTTAGCAGGCCAAGAGTACTTTGAGTTTTCAGTGGCTCTACTACTATTACAAGCAGGCTACAGAGTACAACGTGAGAATTGGGACGGCTACCTCTTCATGATGGATAATGTTATATATCACAGCAACGATAAGCCAGGTAAAGCCTGGGTTCCAACAAATAAAGCACTGTGTGCGCTTAATTGGAAAGTAGTAAGATGACTACGTTTATAGCACTACTTATGTGGATATGTGTAGCAGCTGTGCTAGAAGACAGGGAGAGCAAAAGAAGATATAAAGACGCAGAGGAGCAACCAATAGAAGAGCCTAAAGCATCTACAGATGACACATACAGCGGAGCACAGATATATGAGTATGCTAAATATAAAGACCTACCAAGGCATGAACCAATTAGGTCACAGGGGCGCAGCAAGCGAGAAATAGGTAAGCACAAAAAGCCTAAATAAGCTATTAATAATATATGCAAAATGGTACTATATAGATGAATAGCCAGATATTACATGAGTAAGGGAGTTGATATTTTATGGCAGACCAAATAGGTTTAACAAGAATCTACACTAATGTAGAAGAAAAAACTAACCCAGCTAAGGTACAGTGCTCACTATGCAAGGTATACGCAGTGCCTAGAGGCATAACTAGTACTAGACCTAATGCAGCTGGAGAGAAGCACTGTCCTAATTGCGGACACATTAATGACAGGGACAACTTTAACTAGGTAAGAACAAAAGGAGCTGAGGAGGCCAGTCTTCCGAGGCTCTTTTATAATATAAGGAGGTGTACTATGAGCGACATTCTAGACATATATGAGCAAGCGCCTAAAGCAGAAGAGCTATTGAAAGCCTTTGACAGTGGCAAGCTAAGCAATGTAAAAATAAATGAGCCTAAGTCAGCAATCATTGACCCTTATGATGTAGAGGGCATAATGGGACTAAGGGCTAAGCCTACAGCAATAACATTCTCTACCCTAAGAAGCATGGCCCAGGTGCCAGCTATAGCAGCTATAATAAATACTAGACTAAATCAAGTAGCAAGGTTTGCAAGAAGACCAAGGTTTGAAGGTGACATGGGCTTCAAGATAGTGCTTAAAGACAGTGACGCTACTATGACAGACCCACAAAAGAAGAGAGCTTTTGAGATAGAAGAGTTTTTCATGCGTACAGGGGCAGCACCTAATGCTAGGCGTAAAGACAACTTTGATAGCTTCTTAAGAAAAATAGTAAGAGATACACTAACACTTGATGCAATGGTTTGGGAAAATGTAGCTAGTAAGAGAGGTGAAGCCTCTGAAGTGTGGGCCGTAGATGGTACTACTATTGAAATAGTATCTAGTAATCCAGCAGGTGAAGAGGCGCAGGTGCCCGTATATGAACCAATTACAAACAGAGGTAAGAAGGACAGTGGCCACATAGCATATGTACAAAAAATAGATGGTCAAATAGTGGCAGAGTACACTGAGGATGAGCTCACTTATGCAATTAGAAACCCACGTACAGACATAAGAACCGTAGACTTTGGTATGTCAGAACTAGAGACTTTAATAGAGATAGTCACAGGTATCATGAATAGCATAAGATATAATACCAGCTACTTTAGTAATAGTCATTTACCACAGGGTGTACTTGAAGTTGTGGGTAAAGTTAAAGATGAGCATCTAGAGGCATTCTCAAGGCACTGGAAGACAATGACAGAGGGTGCAGGTGGTAAGTGGTCGGTGCCAGTACTAGGCATATCTGAAGGCGCTGGAGTTAAGTTTACACCCTTTCATAACTCTAATAGGGACATGGAATTTAACGAGTTCCTTGAGTTCTTATTCAATATAGCATGTGCAGTGTATCAGATAGACCCAACTGAAGTAGGCTTTAAGAGCTGGACCAGCGGCAACAGCATGAGTGCTTCAGATAATACAGAGGCTAAGATGGACCAGTCTAAGGACAAGGGCTTTATACCTCTAATGCAATTCTTAGCTAATACGTTTAACTCTCAGATAGTAGACCATATAGACGATGAATATTGTCTTATGTGGGTAGGTATAGATGAAGAGGATGAAGATGCTAAGTGGAATAGATACAAAATACAGATAGATTCAGGTGTAGTACAGGTAGCAGAGGTCCGTAAAAAAGAAGACATGGAAGAGGTACTAGATGAAGAGGGTAAACCTGCCTCATGGACCTTAGCACCAGGTAATACAGTACTTATGCAGGTATTTATGTCAGAGTTACAAGCTAAGCAGCAGGCAGAGCAAGCAGAGCAGCAGCAAGCACAGCAAGGCCAAGAGCAAGAGCAAGCCCAAGCAACTTCAGACGATGCGCATAAAAAGAACCTTGAAGTTATGGATAAACAACACGGCCAAAGCATAGACATGCAGAACCTACAGCATAAGCACGACATGGAAGGTAAGAGCGCAGACCAAAAACACCAAACAAATATAGAGGCTATGAAACAGAAGGCAGCTGCTAAGGCTAAACCAGGGCAACCAATAAAGAAGTCATTAAATGATGATGAGCCCCTTGAGGTAATAATAGACTGGGCAGATTATTAGAGAGGTGGAATATGAAAGTGCAAATGACACTACCACTTAAAATGAAAGAGCTTACAGAGGCACAGAGAGCTGCAGTAGTAGAAGAGTTAAGCAAAGCTATGGGAGTAGCAGGACCTATTACCTATATGCAAGCACCTGAAAAGGAACACAATATATGGGCGCTTAATGATAATAGTATGCTAGCAGATGCAGAGGAGGAGCTATACCATGAGCTAGTAGAGCCAGCGTTCAATAACATGGCTGAGCTTATAGCAGCGCTAGGCCTCTCCAATGAACATGTAGAAATGACTAAATCACTAGGTACAGAGTTTATGGCATATCAAGAAGAACTCATAAAGAGTGCACGTAGACCCAATAAACTAACAGAGCTATGGAATATAGCCAAGCGTAAGCGTAAGGACTTTATCAAGTATCTACAGGGGCAGGATAATTGGAGCAAGCAAAAGCTCAAGCAGATAGACGGTATATTAAAGCAAGACCTACCAAACGCTGAGAAGGTAGCAGAGAAGTATGCAGTAAGAGCGGCATTTATAGCTAAGATAAGAAATAAGCAAGATACAGAGGCACTGAAAGCTACAGGCGCTTATGTGGACCGCTTTCCTACCACTATAAAAGCAGCTAGGCATGAGGGTGTAGTGTTAACAGCAGCTAAAGACCCTGCAATAGAAGTTCTAGCTAATTTAAGTCCTACAGTTACAGAGGCTGAGTTAGACGAAGCACTAAGAGCAGCTAGAGCTAAGCGTAATCTAGCTATGCATAATTATGAGATATTACCTCTACAGCCTCAGGAAATAAGAACTGTAGAGAATGCAGAAATAAGGACCGCAGATAAGATAGCAGAGGTAGCAGAAAAGCACAGAGCAGGTATAAAGCAAGTAGTACTACAAGCTATCAATGGTCGTTGGTCCGCTGCTAAATTAGCCCAAATGTTATTCGACAAGTTCGGCGAGCAAAACAGGGACTGGAGGCGTGTAGCTATCACAGAGCTTGCAATGGCCTCTAGTGACGCATTCTTAGCAGGATGTGAAGAAGGGGACCAAGTAACAGTGAATACTGTAGAGGGCTCATGTAGATACTGTAAGCAATATCTAGAAGGTAGAACCTTTACAGTAACTCACAAGGCAGAGCTAATGGGAACTAATTACAGTGACGAAATGAACTATGTTTGGGTGGGTAAGACTAACTATGGCAGGCGTGTAGCAACTTATATACCTTGTATTCCGCTGCATCCTAATTGTAGACATATGTGGCATAAACTATCAAGATTCTACAGCATGGTAGATGGTAAGCCAACACTGAGATCACTTAAAGACTTGATCAATGAAGAACGTATCAGAAGGGGAATTGGAATTGATGAAAATTTGAAATAAAAAAGGGGCCTGCTATTTGTTAGCAGACTCTAGTAATAATTTTATTGCTCTATCTAATAATTTAGACAGAGGTATATCAGTTTCTTTTGAGTAGTCTTTAAGCTCCGTCCATATAGCTGTATTGACTGAGTTAGCTATCGGTGTTCTTGTTTTTAAATCTTTATTTGCCACTATAATCACCTCAAAAATATTATACTACAGCTAGATAATACTTGCAAGTCCTAGGACATTGGAATATAATAGTGGTAGAGGTGATTTTATGGAAATGAAAATTTGCAGTAAGTGTGGGGCTGAGCTACCTGCAACTAAAGAGTATTTCCATATTAGGAAAGATGCTAAGGATGGCCTTAGAAACGAATGTAGGGAATGCAGAATTAAAAGAGAGCGGCAGCGCTGGGAAAAGAATAGAGTGGCTATAAGTAAAAGGCAAAAAGCCTATTGCTTGGAACATAAAGAAACTATTGCTGCAAGGGCAAAGCAGTACTACGATATAAATAAGCTAAGTATACAGGCACAAAAGAAGCAATATAATAGCAAAAACAAGGAGCACAAGGCTACATGGAGCACCCAGTATCGTAAGGAACATAAGGTGGCCATAGCTGAGCAAGCAAAACAGTACTATGAAACACATAGGAAAAGCATCCTTGAACAGAAGAAACTGTACCAGGCAGAACATGCTAAAGATATTAGTGTACGTAGAAAACGCTACTATGAAGAAAATAGGCCAGCTATATCTGAGCGCAGCAAGCAGTGGGCACGTAATAATAAAACTAAACGTGTTATCATACGTCAGCGTAGAAAGGCTAGAGAATATGCGTTGCCTGCAACGTTAACAGCTGAACAGTGGGCGCAAACTAAAGAATACTTTAATAACAGGTGTGCTTACTGTGGCCGCAAACTTGAGTTAACACAGGAGCACATTATACCAGTAGCCAAGGGAGGCCATTACAGCCGAGAGAATATTATACCAGCATGTAAGACATGCAACAGCAGCAAGCGAGCTAAGGACTTTATGCAGTGGTACCCTACTTATAAATACTACTCAGAGGAGCGAGCAGACGCTATTATAAATTATATGAACTCTATATAACAGAGGAGGTTACAGCATGCTATATGACGCAGACAAACTAGAAATTATAAGCAAATCAGTGCTCTATGATTACTTAGACCCAGCAGCATTTCCAATGGAGGCTTCACAGATGCTATTTAGAGGTATAGGTGCTAATGAGCTAGCATTTATAAAGGAGCACGGATATATAGCTTCTAAAGGAAAGGGAAATGATTCAGACCAACAGCAGGCGGTAACCTGCTTTTCCCAGTTATTTAGTCAGGCAGAGGGTTATGCTATCAGCAATTATACATTGTATGGTGAGAAACAAGCTTACGTGCTTGTAGTGACACCACCAATAAACGCTGTAGAAAATGAGCTAGGAGAGACAGAGGTACCAGGCACAGTGCCTGAAAGTGCTATAGTAGCCATAATACCAATAGAGCAGCTACAGAAGTCAATCACAAGAGCAGAGGCTAAGAAGGTGCACAAAGACCTACCGCCTGGAGGTGAGTGGAAGACAGTCAGAGGAAGACATATATATGTACTCAATGGTAAAATACTGGCAGGCAGCTTAGAGGGTGCTAGTGGTAATGCTAAAAAAGCCACACGAGCACAGCTAAGCGAACATCAAGTTGAACTAGATAAAGAAGTTAAGAAGAAAAAAACTACAGCTAAAACCTCTACAGTGGCTAAGAAGCCAGTAGCTAAGACAAAGAAGACCACGGAGGTTAAGCCTGCCCCTAAAAAGACTATAAAGCCTGTAACAGATAAAAAAGCAGCTGCAGCAAAGACTACAGCTAAGGCACGTAAAGATATAGATGCTATAGCTAACAGCAGACCAAAAGAAAAGAAAAAGGCTGAAGTGCTACCAAAGGATAATAAAAAGAATGTAGAGGCAGTACTAGCAGGTGCCAACAATAAAGGTACTAAGCTAAAAGCTAAGACAAATACTAAAGCGGAGCTAGACAAACTAATAGCAGCCAGTGATAAAAAGAAGAGACAACCTAAACCACCTACGGTCAAAGACTTAGATGAAATGTTTGGTGCCTCTACACCTAAAGCTAAGCCAGAGGCTAAAAAACCTATTAATAGCAGGTTTAAAAAGGTGCAGGATGCAGGTACTTCTACAGGCGAAAAAATACCATCTAAAGCGGCCAATACAACGGGTAGTAAGAAAACCAAGGTAGCTGACATAAGGTCTGAGAAGCAGGTTAATCATGATGTAGCCTACGATACAGGGGTTAAGATAGGTGGTGCTAGGAAGGATATGGCAGAGCTTAGGAAAGCCACTGATAAGCTGATGAGCGACAGCACAGGACAATCCCTCGATGCACTGGAGAACATGGCGCCTGAAGTAGCACAGCGCTACTGTATCAAGAAAAATTTAATAAATCCAGTGGATTTTGAGGCAGACTACAAGAACGGCATGGATATAAAAACAGCTATGTGTAAACAGCTTATCTATGACCGCATAGCACCGAAGCCACCAGGAGATACAGCAGAAGATAGGCAATTATACCTAAATGCAATAAGAAGCCTACAGAGGACACTAGAGCCTATTAAATCGTGGGATGATTTTAGAAATGCAGTAAGTGACTTAGGTAATCAAATGAAGAGGGAAACACCAGCATTTTTAAAGAATCAACAAGACTATTTAGACTATGCTAAAAGGGAAGCAGCCAAAGAGCCTAGTGCCTCAGACTTGATGGAGCGTGATTATAAGGCTGATAAGTGGAACCACATAACACCCGAAGAGTGGAAAGCTAAGAAGCTAGCCCGTATAAAGGAAGTTGAGAACTCTATAAAGCAGCATCATGAAGCAGCTGCTAAGCCTTATGCGCCTCTGGGTGATAAGCTAACTAACTTCTTTACTAACTATGAAAGCCGTAACAGAACCTATGACACTATGAATAAGAAGAAGCTAGACTGGGGTAACTACTTTGCTCAAGCTAAGGCAGAGGCCGACAAGCCTAAGGAAAAGAAAGTGCCTAATAACACAGTCAGGTGGGAGCGTGTAATGCCTAGAAAGATACAGAGGTCAGGTGGTAGACCTACACCAGTTAAGAAGCCTGAAGACATGGTAAAGACCTTTAAGTTTAAAGGTGTTGAGTTTGGGAACTATGTAGATGACAAAAGTGGTAACTTCCACTTAATAAAGTGTGCAGAGGCCTTCCAGGACTTAGCTGATATATTAGGTATGAAGGACAAAGACGTATCGTTAAATGGTAGTTTATCAATGGCATTCGGAGCCCGTGGTAAAGGTGCAGCATTAGCTCACTACGAACCAGTGGCAAAGGCTATCAATATTACTAAGAATGGTGGCGCTGGAACACTAGCTCATGAGTGGGGTCATGCACTTGATAATCTTATGTATCAAGCAAGTGCTGGGCATAGTTCACTTAACTACGCTTCAGAGGGTATGCAGGACCAAGGGTCTCCAGCAGTTAAAGCAGCCTATAAGGACGTTATGCACGCTATAATGTTTGGTAATGGTAACGGTAAAGACACCGTGGAGAATAAGCATAAGACGTACTATAGCTTCCACCCTAGCTTTAAGAAGGCCGTAGAAGAGTTTGGTCTAGGTGGCGCTATAAAGAAAGCTACAGATATGATTAATGAGAAGGCTACTCATAACAACGAATACTATGAGAAGCTCAGAGGCAGATACGATGATAAAACTATAGATAAAAAGATACTAAGCAATGAGCGTAAAAGAAAGATGGATATAAATGACATGGTTCAAGAAATGGCCTACCACCACGAGAAGCGTACAGGAGAGAAGTTAGATAACATACCAGTATACTCAGGTCACTCTCAGTACTATGTGGACTCTAGTAAGCAAGGTGGAAAAGATAACAAGTACTGGACCAGCAACTGTGAAATGTTTGCCAGAGCCTTTGAGAACTATGTTGAAGGTAAAATGAAGACAGGGCCTATTAAAAATGATTACCTAGTACACTATACCTACGAGAAAGGTTTTGCTACGTGTCCAGCACCTTACCCACAAGATGAAGAGAGAACAGCTATTCATGCACAATTTGACAAGCTAATGGGAGCTATAAGAAGCTCAGGGGCTATACAAAAGGCGCTAGCTATAGAAGCACTAGAAAAATCTATGGGTATTAATATAGCCGAGCATATAGACCAGTCTAACCGCAATGCCTACAATGTGCCCAACACTGAGGGTGTGCTATGGATACCAGTAAATAGATTAAGCTGCCCCTACCAAACAGAGGCTGCATTGAACTTTGACAAGATACAAGAGAACGTAGAGCATATGAAAGCAGGTGAGAACCTGGAGCCCGTAGTAATTGGCTACGATTATGATGTGCATGATGGTCACCACAGGATAGAGGCTAGCAAGATAATGAAGTACACCCACATACCCTGCATAGTAGGTGGTTCAAATGACCTACAGGTGCAAAGAGCTGATGAAATGTATAGAGAGATATGGAAGTCTGTCAATAAAGAGTTACCACCTGGTGGCCGCTGGGTCACTGTAAGAGGTAGACACACATATATTAAAGATGGTAAGGTACTAGCAGGCGCTATATCTAGCGTACACTTATCTAAAAGACCTTTGTATAGTAATAGTAAGAGGGGTAAGCAGGACAGTGACACCAGCCCCCAAAACAAAAAGGATGTGTCAAATATGAAAAAGAAAGAGGGAATTTCTAACAGTGGAAGAGAAGAAAGTAAAACAAGAGCTATCGGAGGAGACGCTAGCAAGGCTAGACAAAATGAAGCAGGACGTAATAGCGGAAATGATAGCAAGAGGATGGAGCAAGGAGCAAGCGGAGGAGCAAGCGGAAGCACTCATGTAAAATACCATGAAGTAGCGCCTAGGGAATTTCACAGTGCTATAGCAGCTGCAAAAGCTAACAATAGCCACGGAGCCTTTGTAGACCTACACGACCTGGACGACTATAACGGTGACAAGCTGCTAATGTCACCAAACGGCGGTGCAGGTGTAGCAGTAACACCTGATGGCAATATAATATCAGTGTTCAAGGACCCAGCTAGTAAAGAAAAGGGAGCTATGCATAGTATCCTAATGAATGCACTAGAACACGGAGGTAAGAAGTTAGATTGTTTTGATGGAGCGCTACCTACGATGTATGCTAAGTATGGAATGACACCAGTAGCTAAGTGCAAGTTTAGCAGAGAGTATGCACCTGAAGGTTGGAACTTTGAAAGGGATGGAGAACCAGATGTCATCTTTATGGTCCACAACGGAGACTCAATGGATAGGGTAAAAGATAACTTTGGAAAATACCCAGCAGCGGACCTGAGTAAGGCGCCCTATGTAGACGAATACGATGAAGGCCTAGCTATGCAGGATAAGTATCTAAAATAAAAGAAAGCCAGTGAGTTATTAGCTCGCTGGCTTTTTTGTTGTCCTCACAGGCTCATTAATATAGAAAAGGCGTAGAGCAGATTTAGCATGCCTAGAATTAGGCCAGTAATGGCAAGCCCCTTTTTTGTATGGCGTTGGCCTATAGCAATGGAAGAAAATGTAATTGCTAATATTGCTACTATACCAAAAAAATTTAAAAAGCATGAGACAAGTCCTAATACAAACCCTGCAACAGCTGTTCCACTTGTAGATACATTTCTATGTTGTTCACTCAAATTAATCACTCCTTTTTTATCAATATACTATTTAATACCTAAAAGTATACCTAATTTTTCTAGCTAATGTAAATAAATGTGAATATCTGATAGAATGGGTTATAGATGGAAAGTCTTTAACGAAATTTATATAGGAAAGAAGGATGATAAAATGAGCTATATTAAGGGCATTGACATTTCAAACAACAACGGAAGCATTGACTTCAAGGCAGTAGCAGTAGATGGCGTAGGTATTGTATACCTAAAAGCCTCTGAGGGTACTACCATGCAGGACTCTACCCTAGCTAGCTTCTATACAGAGGCTAAGGCACAAGGATTAAAGGTGGGGGCGTATCACTTTTTAGTTGGCACAAGTGAACCAGAGACACAAGCTGCAAACTTCTATGCACAGATAAAAGACTATGACTGGGACTGTGTACCAATGATGGATGTAGAGACTAACTTCACAGGTTTAGCTGACTATGTTATAAGGTTTATTGCTGCATTTAATGCACTAAGTCCACTTACACTAGGTATCTATAGCTACACTAGCTTTATAGAATACTTAGCAGACGCAGAGGCCACTATAAAAGATATGCCTTTCTGGGAAGCTAACTACGACAACGACCCTTGGAACCTACCTACTAACACTATCTTTACTAACAGAGTAGGCCACCAATACACTGAGACAGGCTCTATTAGCGGTGTAAGTGAGGGCTGTGATGTAGACTCTTTCACAGAGGGTATATACTCAGATGCTACTACAAGCACTGCAGGAGCATGGACTGAGACAAATAACAAATGGTGGTATAAACATACAGATGGCACTTACTCTAAGTCAGCCTGGGAAAAGATTGATGGTAAGTGGTACTACTTTGACTCAGAGGGCTATATGGCCTATGACTGGAAAGAAGATGGTAATAACTGGTATCTATTAGGCCACGCAGACGATGGAGCTATGAAAACAGGTTGGAATAAAACAGGGGGCAAATGGTACTACTTTGACCTAACTACTGGGGCTATGCAAACTGGCTGGCTAAAGATAGATGGCGAGTGGTACTACTTAGGTACAGATGGAGCTATGAAGACTGGGTGGATAAGTGACGGTGGTAAAGACTATTGCTGCTACTCATATGGTGCTATGATAAGCAATTGTGACCTATATGGTTATAGATTCGATACTAACGGGGTAGCTACTAAAATAAGCTAGTTCTAGTGTAAATATCTGTTAATATCTGATAGAATGTGGTGTAAAGACATAAATATTTACACCACATTTTTTAATAAAGGGGGTACACAAATTATGGA